ATCAAGACCGCCGCCAAGAGCAGCGCCAGCAAGCGCACCTTGTGGGCCACCAAGAAAGAAACCTGCTGCACCACCTAATAGTTGACCCCAACCCATAATCGTTCTCCTTGTTACCCAACCTAAGTCGCAGGAGTCTGCGCTGTAAGCAAACCGTTTGTAAAAGTCATGCTGCCGTTTGCGCCGAGTGCGGTCAGTTTAGCAGTCACGATGGTGGCAGTAACACCAGCAGTGGAAGTGCCCGTCCCGCCGTTTGCTATGGGCAGGATACCAGATACGTTGGTTGTTAGGCTGGCAAAAGTCGTAGAAGTTGTACCCGTACCGCCGTTGGCTATCGGCAAAACGCCAGTAACTTGCGTGGTCAGGCTAACCCCACTCAGCGTACCGCCAAGGGTCAAACTGCCAGCAGTAGTGACTGTGCCTGTCAGGGTAATGCCGTTGACCGTGCCAGTGCCGCCTACTGACGTAACCGTGCCATTGCCTGTGCCAGCACCTAAGTTGGCTCGGGCTGCTGCGGCTGAAGTGGCTCCTGTGCCGCCATTGGCTATCACCAATGTGCCTGCCAGCACCACCGCACCACTTGTAGGGCTGCTGGGCGTGAAGCCCGTTGTGCCTGCGCTAAAACTTGTTATGCCACTGGAGGCCACGGTTATCGTCCCGGCGCCGTTAGTCACGGTGATGCCTGTTCCAGCCGTCAAGGTGTGCAAGGCATAGCCTGTGCCGTTGCCAATCAACAACTGCCCATTGGTCGGAATCGTCCCAAGGCCCGTACCGCCGTTGATTACCGGCGTGATGCCAAGGCCAGAGCCGGTGATGGTGTAGACGTTGTTGAGCCAACGAAACCATTGGGTCGTGATTTGCCCGTCTTCCGTAAAAGCAACTCGGGGCGCAGGGATTTGGGTGACGTTTGCCATATCAACTTGACGTTGGACTCAGCACCAATTCAGCGCCCATGATGGCAATCTTTACCGGGTCAGTGCCGCTGATCTCGTACACCCGATCTCGCAGCTTGACCGTCATGCCAAGACGCCGCCAGAACGTGCGGTAGCCGTACTCACCAATTTTGCCCATGCTGGCCCAATGCTCACTTGACCAAGTGTGACCGCCATCGTCGCTCCAGCGCAGCATACATTGCGGGTCATAGCCCGGTGTGGCTGGGAATGACTCGGTGACAATATCAGCGCCGTCAATGTCTGGGCCAGAGTAAGTATTGGTTACAAAATATAAACCTGATTCTGTAATGATCTCAAGGCCAGATTCAGTCAATATGTATTCCCATTCAATCTCAGAAATTAACTGGAAACTTGGGCCTGCTGCTGGGACGTTTGCCAACTCAGTGATGATGCCGTCAGCAGTCTGTTCTGGCGTGATGCCCAGCCCTACGCCTGTCTCAGCGTCAAGCTGCAAGGTATGGTGGGCTGTGCGTTTGAGATTGTTTTGGCCTGTTGGCAGCGCCCTCCATGAACGCAACCACTTTTGGATGTCACCGTTGTCAGCGTACACATCCAAGTCAAAAGCGTAAATGTTGCCGTTAACGTAGTCGCCTAACATAATTTGGCTGTTGAACGCCATCTGGCAGTTTGACCTATGGCGCATGAACAGGCCGTTGTCAAACCCAGCCCGTTCGTGCCAGGCTTGGGTAGCCACATCGTAGACCCAAGTGGCGTTGCCGGTGGGAAACGTCAGGACGTAGAAGGCATGGCCTTCTTGCTGGTAGGTGTAGGCAATCGCGTCAGAAATGTTGCCGTACTGGGCAATGGCGTACTCAATAGCGTGGGTGCTGACCCGAGTGCCGGTGTAGCCGTTGGCCCGGTAGACGATGCCTTGCCCCCGCGCATCTGCTCCTAGCCAGAAGATGCCGTTGTCCAGTTTGGCAACAGAGAAGGCCGCAGCGCAACCAATCTCATTGAACGCACCTTGGATGCGGGTCATGGGGAAGTCGGCAGCGCCAGAGTCGTACCAAACTTCAACTGAGTTAGTGCCAAACAGCCAAATCTGCCCGTGGTCAATAATCATGCTGACCAAGCCGTCAGGAGAACCCTCGGCGCTGGCAAAATCAAGCGGGTCAACGGATGAACCGTCCAGCAGTTGCGTTACCCAGAATATCTGGCTGTCAGGCTGGATGAAAACAAAGTAGCCATCCAAGTAGCCAACGATTAACGCGCCGGCAAAATCAACGTCTGTGATCTGGGCAAAGACTGCCGTGCTGCTGTTGTAGATGTAACCCGGCCCATTAGCCGCAATGAACAACTGAGTGCCGTTGTCGCTCATGCTGACCGGGCCAGTGCCTGCTACCGTGCCACGCAAGGTGGCTACATAGGCCGTGGTGAGGCTGTAGAGTTCAGTGCCACTAACCACATAGCCAACGCCGCCAAACGTCCACAAGCCCCGTATTGGCCCTGTCCCAACCGTCACCAGCAAGTCAAGCCCAGGCGCTCGGTTTAGAAACCCGCCTGTTTTCCCTCCGTCTGGGGTAGCTTCTGGGAACAGGTTGACCATTCTGTTGTCCGCAGCATTAACGCTACGGGCAACATAGGCGCTGCCCAATATAGGGGATTTCATGTCAGACGTAACTCGGATACCACTTGGTTGTGGTTGAGTCGTAGGTCATTGTCAATGCCCGACTAACTACAGCAGTTCCTGCCAAGGCAATATTTCCTGCGGTTGTCCAAGTAAAAATGCCAGTTGGAATTAAAGTTATTGTGCCACCACCAGTGGTAAACGGGGCAATTGCAGTGATAGTTACAACGGCAGCAACTCCAGAAATAAAAGTAATGTCTTTTGTTGGCGCAATCGTAGCTGCGCTTGCAATTGTTGCTGCTGCCGCCCTTGTGCCTGTAATTTCTGAAACCGCCAACGTGCCATTGATGGCTAGTGTTTGCGTTGCTGCGGTGGTATTGAATGTGCCATACATCAACGAACTTGCTTTATCTCCTGCGGTGTTGGTGCGGTCTTGGTTGTTGACGTAAAAAGCGTTTGAGCCTGTCTCATAATTTCCAGAGTAGTAGCCGAGTGCTACGTTACGGTTTCCGCTAATTTGTGTCCCAAGTGCAGACAAACCCACGGCTACGTTGTAAGACCCACCAGCATTTGTTTGCAATGCTAAAGCCCCTACTGCCGTATTTTCTACTCCGCTATTATTTGATTTTAATGTGTCATAACCACCAGCAAAATTGTATTCTCCAGCTACATTTAAACGCAAGGTTCGATACCCCACGCCAACATTGGAATTGCCGGTGGTATTGGTTTTAAGAACTTCAAAACCCACCGCCGTGTTTGAGGCTACTGCGGCAAGGCCCAAACCTACTGTCATGCCTTGCACAACTGCACCGCCTGTCAGCGTAGACACGCCAGTTACAGCCAAAGTGCTAGAGAAAGTTACAGCGCCCGTCACAGCCAAAGTGCTAGACACTGCAAGGCTCGTAGCTGTGGCTGCGCCCAACACAGGCGTGACCATTGTCGGGCTGGTGAACAGCAATGTCTTAGTGATGCTTTTGGTTGTACCAGCGGTAGCAGGCTGGACAAACGGGATGATGTCCGTAGGGTTTATGACGGTGGCAACGGGCAAACCAGAGATGGCAACGGTAGTCATAATTAAAAGTTCCCAGCGTAAATGTTGTAGCGTTGACGATTAGCAACTATGCCGTAAGGCATTGCCATTACATCGTCAGGGTTGTTGATGCGCTTGATGTTGCGCTTGGAGGTCATAGCAATCCGTTGAACTTGTGGGCTTGGCTCAACGCCAAACTCGGCGGCAATCTCACAGGCCAAGTTGAACCTAAAGGCCCGTAGGTAGCCTGGTGGGAATGACAGCGTAGTTGCCAGCACTGCTGGCTGTGTCAATTCTTCAACCGAAATAAAGTGCCATTCCAGCGGACGCAGCGGTACTGGATAGACGTACATTTCAATGTCGGGATACGACATATTTATCCACAACACCTGTGGATAAGTGCTAGTCACTGTTTTGACTGCAATCCCATCATATTGTTGTTGATTGATGATCTTGATGCCGTAGCTAACGTTGGTGGCAGCGTCCCGAAAATAAGTAGCATCGTCCACCAAAATTGGCCTGTTGCCAACAAAATCACCCGATGGGCCTAGTGTGCGGCTGCGGATACTGGCAGGCCAGGTAAACACCTGATCCTGAGTGCTGAACACTGACAGACGCTCAGTGTTCCATGAGTCAATCATTTGATTGAGCGCAGTCAGCGAATCCTGAGATGTGGCTGCGGAAGGTGTTTCGCCTTCTGCCAACATCCCAATCAGGCGCAACGCCCCGTTTATCTGGTCGCCAGCAGATGTGGTCATACCCTATGCTCCTAGTTCAGCAACCTCAACTCGCGGCCTGCCACGGGGACGTTTCATTTCGTTTACCGTGGCAGGTTGTTCAACGTCA